GACGTACTCGCTCATCCGGGCAGCCTCTCAGATCGTGACTGCTAGCGAAGCAGCTAGGTGATAACACTGGCGGCCGTGCTGACCCGCCAGGCAGGTGCATGTGGCCGCCGCTGTGTCGACCACGTAGGTGGAGTGACCGTCCGAAGACACTGCCAGACAGGTCCAGTGCGGGCCCACGACCAGCCCACCGTCGGCGATGAGCTCGGTCGCCGCCTGGATTTGGGCTGGGGTGAACGCCTCCCCGATGTAGGCCAGGACAGCCGCAACCTTCCGCTCGCACGTCCTTCCCGTGCCTCTGGCGATCGATTCGGCTGACTTCAAAACGCGGTGGCAGCGGGTACAGCGCACCACAACCGGAGCCTCAACAACGACAGCCGGGGCCTCGACCCGCACGGCCTTGCGGCCGTTGTTGCGACGCGCGTCCCGTACGGCGATGTCGCTCGCGGTGATGAAGTCATCGGAGAACAGGTCGTCGGCGGGCGCTTGCGGGAGGCTGCGGGTCATACCGCTAGATTACCGCATGTCTGTATACCCTGTCTACCGTTTACCCAGCCACTTTCTGACTGTCATGCGGTCCACGCACATCCAGCGCGCCAACGTCGGCTCTGACACGCCCTGCTCCACGCCACGCGCCACGAACACCTTCGCCTCAGTCGTCGCCTCGTCATAGTCGGCCTTCGCCCGCTCCCTACGGCGACGGATCGCCAGCGCTTCGGCTTCGGAGACGTCGCCACTCACGGCATACTCGACACGAGCCCGCGCCCCATACGGGTGAACTGACACGCCGTGACCTCAGTGAACCGTGGCTGAGGCTGGCAGTGGTGAGCTTCCAGAGTCGTCGTCTCCCGCCAGCAGCGCCGCTTAGTCGCGTAAGGCTCCTCGCCCGATCTACCAGCGCGCAGCGAACCTTCAGCCTCTCGGACCTCACTGACGTCGATGTACGCGGTGTACTCGGTGCCGCACGTGAAGCACGAGCGAGTCTCCGTTCGAGACACGGGGGTTCGGGGCTCGTCATCCCAATCGGTGAAGTCCACGCGCCCCCCATCCCACGACGTCGTCATGGCGATTTTCGAACGCTCACAGCTCACGACGCCTCCGCTCTCACACCAGTAGCTCCACAGTCGTTGCAGGTGAACCCCGCGGGCGGGAATCCTTGACACGTGTCACACACTGTCTCAAGCAGACGTTCGAGCGGAACGCCGAACACATCGGCCAACGCCACCACCTGATCAATCGTGATGTGGTTGGCGTACCCGAGCTCCTGGTTCGACAGGGAGCCCCGAGACAGCATCTGACCTCGCGCGTTCAGGAGTTCACTGAGCCTCTCGCAGGTGATGCCCTGCCTCTTCCGGATGATCCGCATCGCGTTGATCACTTGCTGGGTTGCAGTCCGGTCGGACTTCCTTTGGCCGGTCATGACCTCTCCCACCCTCGCCTGATGAGAACGCGGAGCATGTCAGACCGACTCCGCTGCTCCTTCCTAGCCTGCTCGTCGAGACGTTTGACCATCTCCTCGGTCACCCGGATATGCAGGGTCATCTCCCGCTTGCTGCGCGTACCGGTTGTGCGTGCGACCGGCGAATCCATGTCGAGCGGGTCCTTGGCCATGACTCGACTGTAACGCACAGCGATACCTCTGTGATACATGCTGCCCGATCACGTCCCAGGCAACCCGAACCGTCCAGGAGGCGCTCGGCACGCCGCCTCACGCGTCCCGGCGGCGCTGAGTTACCAGAATCCCGAGCCCCCACGATGGCCAAGAAAGTCAGCGACACCGAACGCCAGGCCATCATCCAAGACATCGAAACCGGCGAACTCTCCCGCAACGCCATCGCCAGGAAGTACGAACGCTCCGTCAGCACCATCACCGGCATCGCCCAAGCAACCGGACAGGCCGACGCATTCGACCGGTCGGTCACCGAAAACGGCACGCGCGCCCGGCAGACGGATCTAAAGTCACGTCGCCAGCAGCTGCAGTCGGACCTGCTCGATGATGTGGTGAAGATCCGGACGAAGTTCTTCAGTCAGTACACGTTCGCCGCCGGCACGAAGGACGGCATCGACACCATCGAGCTCGTCGAGCCGGATGCGGCGTCGCTGCGTAACTACGTCACCTCGGCGGCGGTGTTGCTGGATAAGCACCTGCTGTTGGTCAAGCACGAGTCGGACACCGGTGCTGATGGTGCTCGCGGTTTGATCGGCGGGATTATGGCCGCGATCCAGGACGCCGCGGGTTTGCCGCTGACTGATCCGGATAGCTGACCGTGTTCGAGGGTTTGCTGTCCGCGAGGCAGGTTCAGTCGATCGCGGATTCGACCCGGGCGAAGCTGTCGCTGTGGTCGGGTGCGGTGTCGTCCGGGAAGACGATCAGTTCGCTGATCGCGTTCCTCGGGGCGGTCGCCGATGCCCCATCGGTCGGGCTCATCACGTGTGTGGGCCGCACCTTGCAGACCATCGAACGGAACCTGCTGGACCCGCTGCAGTCTCCGGAGCTGTTCGGCCCGCTGGCCGCGCATGTGCATCACACGGCCGGTTCGAACACGGCGATCATCCTGGGTCGCACGGTGCACCTCATCGGCGCCTCGGACTCCAGGGCTGAAGGTCGCATCCGGGGCGCAACGGTGTGTCTGGCCTATGTGGACGAAGCAACGTTGGTGCCGCAGCCGTTCTGGATGATGATGCTGTCCAGGTTGCGGGTGCCTGGGGCTCGACTGCTGGCCACCACGAACCCGTCAGGGCCTGGGCATTGGTTGCGTAAGGACTTCATCTTGCGCGCCGCCGAGGTGAACATGGCGGTGTTCCAATTCCAGCTGTCGGACAACCCGTCACTGACCGACGAGTACATCCGCGACCTCGAAGCCCAATACGTGGGTTTGTGGCGACGCCGGTATCTACTCGGTGAGTGGTGCATGGCCGAAGGTGCGGTGTTCGACGGTTTCGACACCGACCGCCACGTCCTCAAAGGTCCGCTGCCACCGCTGGTGTCCTACCCGGGCGTCGGGGTCGATTATGGAACCACTAACGCGTTTTCCGCGCACCTGCTCGGGGTGCAGAACCAAGACCATGCCGCTGGCACTCCGGCACGGTTGGTGTTGGCGCGGGAGTACCGGCACGACCCGAAACACGCTCGAGCTCAGCTGACCGACGCCGACTACTCGATCCAGCTACGCCAGTGGATCGCGCAAGCACCGAAACCAGCATGGGTCGCGGTCGACCCGAGTGCCGCAAGCTTCAAGCTGCAACTGTTCCGCGACGGACAGTCGAATGTCATCGACGCGAACAACAAAGTGATCGACTCGATCCGCCTCGCCGCATCCTTGCTGGCGTTCGACCGGCTGGTCATCCACGAATCCTGCACTGGGCTGATCGACGAGATCCCCGGCTACTCCTGGGACCCGGTCAAGGCTGAGCGTGGCGATGACGCCCCGATCAAAGCTGATGATCACGGGATTGACTCGGGACTGCGTTACGCCGTGTCGTCGACTCAAACCCTGTGGCAGCCCTACATCCCGATGACTCCCGGACGAGCTCGCATCGCCGCCTGATCTGACCGCCGGAGGGGAGTCACCTCCGTGCCGATGCCTGACGCCAATACTCGGTGGCCGCCGAAGCCGCTGGAGAAGGTCAATATTGATCTTGGCAGGTGGTCGGCGTGGTGGGCTGGCGATGCTGACGAGCTGTCTCGTGTCTACGGCGGGTACAGCGGCTCAACCGACCAATCGTTCGCCCAGCAAGGCGTGCTGAGAACCATACACCGTTGGTTTTGGGGTCAACCACCTAAGGCCGGCGAACAGCGCGCAAAGATCCACGTCCCCGTCGCCGCTGAAATCGCTCAGGTCTCCGCTGACCTGATCTTCGGGCAGCCCCCGACAGTGACAGTCAAGGGCGATGACGTCACCCAGGAACGCCTCGACGAACTCATCGGCGATTGCGGCAGCGTCCAGCTGTACGAGGCTGCCGAAGCCTGTGCCGCCCTCGGGCACGTCTATTTACGTGTCGGCTGGGATAAGGACGTCGATCCGACCGGTCCGCTGCTGTCCGTGGTCGATGCTGACGCCGCACTCCCGGTGTACAAATATGGCCGCCTGCAAGAAGTGACGTTCGTTCGGGAGTGGGAAGAGCCCGGCTCCGTCTTACGTCACCTCGAGCTCCACGAGCCCGGCTTCATTACCCACGCCGCTTACTTGGGTGACGTCAACAACCTCGGCCGCATGGTGCCCTTGTCCGCTTACCCGCAAACCGCGGACATCGCCGACCAGGACATGATCTTCGACCCGGACAGGACTGGTTCCGGTATCGAAACCGGTATCGACCGCCTCGATGTCGTAGGCGTGGCGAACCGGCGCTCAACCAGATGGCGCCACATTCCAGCTGCCCGAGACCTTGGTGTCGCGGACATCTCCGGCTGCGAAGGCGCCCTCGACGCACTCGACGACTGCTGGACGTCCTGGATGCGCGATGTGCGGCAC